ATGAACACCCCAGTCCTGCGCCAGGTGGCCGCCCTGCAAAGCCTGCCGACCGAGCGCCTGAAATCCATGTGGGAGGAACTGAACGGCGGCGCGGCCCCGCCCTACAACCGGGCCTTCCTGGTCAAGCGCCTGGGCTACCGCCTGCAGGAGCTGGCCTTCGGCGGGCTCTCGCCCGAGGCCGAACGGCGCCTCGACGAACTGGCCGAGGGCCTGGACGGCAAGCCCGCCAGGACCAGGGCCAGGGACGGCGCCGCGCCGGTCACCGGCACCAAGCTGATCCGGGAATGGCAGGGCGTCATGGAGGAGGTCACGGTGCTGGCGGAGGGCTTCGAATGGCGGGGGCGCAAGTACAAGAGCCTCTCGGCCGTCGCCCGCGCCATCACCGGCACCCGCTGGAACGGGCCGTTGTTCTTCGGCCTCAGGAAACACGGCAAGCCGGGAGGCACGCCATGAAGCCCGCCACGCCTACGCGCAAGGTGCGCTGCGCCGTCTATACCCGCAAGTCCAGCGAGGAAGGGCTGGACATGGAATTCAACAGCCTGGACGCCCAGCGGGAATCCTGCGAGGCCTTCGTCGCCAGCCAGAAGGCCGAGGGCTGGGTCCTGCTGCCCGACCATTACGACGACGGCGGCTTCTCCGGCAGCACCCTGGAGCGCCCGGCGCTGGGCCGCCTCATCGCCGACATCGAGCAGGGCCGCATCGACGTGGTGGTGGTCTACAAGATCGACCGCCTGTCGCGCTCCCTGATGGACTTCGCCAAGCTGGTCGAGGTGTTCGATCGCAAGGGGGTGACCTTCGTCTCGGTCACCCAGCATTTCAACACCACCACCTCCATGGGCCGCCTGACCCTCAACATCCTCCTCTCCTTCGCCCAGTTCGAGCGCGAGGTGATCGGGGAGCGCATCCGGGACAAGTTCGCGGCCTCGCGGCGCAAGGGTCTCTGGATGGGCGGCACGCCGCCGCTCGGCTACGACGTCATCGCCCGCAAGCTGGTGGTCAACGAGCCCGAGGCCGAACTGGTCCGGCACATCTTCACCCGCTTCCTGAAAGTGGGCTCCGCCACCCTGCTGGTGCGGGAGCTGAACGCCGCCGGCCACCGCACCAAGTCCTGGACCACCCAGGGCGGCAGACAGCGCGAGGGCGGGCCCTTCACCAAGGGCTTCCTCTACAAGCTGCTGGGCAACCGGGTCTACCTGGGCGAGGCGGTCCACAAGGGCGCGGCCTTTCCCGGCGAGCACGCGGCCATCCTGGACCGCGAGACCTGGGACCGGGTCCACGCCCTGTTGGCCGACAAGGCGCCCCGCATGCGGGCCTGCGCCACCCGCGCCGCCACCCCGGCGCCCTTGAAGGGCTTGATCCGCTGCGCCCATTGCGGCCGGGCCATGACGCCCACCCACACCCGGCGGCGGGGCCGGCTCTACCGCTACTACACCTGCATGAAGGCCATCGGCAGCGGCCACGAGGCCTGCCCGGTGCGCAGCGTCGCGGCGGGCGAGATCGAGGCCGCCACCGTCGGGCAGCTGCGCGCCCTGCTACGCGCGCCGGAGATCCGGGCCCGCGCCGAGCGCATGGCCCCCGACCTGCCGCGCCAAGACCTGCACGAGGTCCTGGACCGCTTCGACGGCCTCTGGGACGAACTCTTCCCGGCCGAGCAGGCCCGCCTGCTGCAGCTCCTGATCGAGCGCATCGACGTGGCCACCGAGGGCGCGGAACTGCGCCTCAGGGGCGCCGGGCTGGCCAGCCTGGTCGCCGATCTCACGGCCCCGCCGGAGCGGGAGCAGGCCGCATGACGACCCTCCAGGCCGACACCCTGATCGTCCGCATCCCCCTGAAGCTCCGCCGGCACGGCGGGCGGAAGCTGGTGATCGTTCCCGAGGGCTTGCCCGAGAAGCCCGCCCGCCGCCCCGACGAGACCCTACTGAAGGCGCTGGCCCGGGCGCAGCGCTGGCGTCGGCAGATCGAAAACGGCCAGGCCCGCAATCTGGGCGAGATCGCCGAGGCCGAGAAGCTCGGCACCTCCTACGTCAGCCGCATCTTCCGCCTGACCCTGCTGGCCCCCGACATCGTCGAGGCCATCCTCGACGGCCGCCAGCCGCGCACCCTCCAACTTGCGAACCTCATGAAGGATCTGCCGGTGGAATGGGCGCGGCAAAGGGAGGCCCTCGGAATCACCTCGCCGGAAAACCGCTCCGCCGCCTGAGCCGATCCTATTCCCGGTCCTGAGCCGGATGCCAGACCGACAGGACACCGACCGCCATCCGGGTCGGATGCTCCGGATCGGGCATCAATTCGTAGCGAACGATGTAGTGGTACCGCGAGACGATCATCTCGCGGTATCCCTCGCCGCGTTCCGGATATCGGCGTGGCAACTGGGACAGGGCATTCCCGGCGGCAATCAGGGATTCGGCGACCGCCACGGCGGCCAGCGGATTGCGTTCCAGAAGATAGTCCCGGATGCGCGCGACATCCCGCCGCGCCCGCTCGGACCAGAGAACCCGCATCAGGCCTTGGGAGCCGGAACGGCTCGACGTCCCTCGTCACCCCAGGTCCGCAGCCATTCGGTCATGGCCTGGTGATCGACATAACGGCCGGCGGCCAAATCATCACGCCCTTCTTGGACGGCCGCGATCTCGGCCGGCGAGGGTTCGGTCAGGGCATCGATCTTGCGAGGGGTTGCCATGGCCACAGTATCGCCGATCAGGCCGCGTAACGCAATGCGGGCGATACCCGGATGCTGCCGTCATCGCCGCGAATGGCTCGAATTTTCCGCCTGACGCGTTTCCTCCCCTCGCTCCTCCCTTTCTCCTCCCCTTTTCCTCCCCCACCGCCTGCCAAGGTGCCCTCGTTATTTCGCGACGGCCCCGAAGGAGGCGGCAATGACCATCAGGCACCTGACCCAAATCGAATTGGCCCACCGCTGGAATATCAGTCCGCGCACCTTGGAAAAATGGCGCTGGCAGGCGCGGGGGCCGATTTACGTCAAGCTGCAGGGCCGCGTCGCCTATCGGCAGGAGGATGTCGAAGCCTACGAGGCCGACAACCTGCGTCGGGGCACGGCGGAGGGGAGGGCCGGCCGATGACCGCTCCCCAGCCGCAGGTCCATCTGGCCATTTCGGAAGCCGACTTCGCCGCCTGGGTGGAGAAGGCCAAGCCGGGCGCCCGGATCGTCTACCACGAGGGCTACCTCGGCGCGGATCGCTTCCCCGGCCCCACCCATTTCGCCGCCCACCAGCGCCGCGAACTGGGCAGGGTCGCCGACCTGGCTCTGGCCCTGGCGGAGAAGGGCCTCCTGCTGCTGGCCCAGCGCCGCATCGACGCCGACCGGGTGGCCTATCTCGCCATCAAGGCGGCCAAACCCGGCCTGTCCCGCTGACCAGGAGGAACTTTCCATGAGGAACAGGATCACGATTTTCGACATCCCCAAGATGGATGGCGGCGACGTCGCCGCCTTGTCTCCGGAGGAGTTGATGCTCCTGCTGCAGGACCTGGACGGCGCGGCCAAGGAACTGGCCCTGGCCGAGACCATCCTGCGCACCGGGCTCGATCTTCGCTACGGCGCCCAGGCCGCCGCACTGCGCCGGGCCGAGGGCAAGGATACCGGCACCACCCGGTTCGGCGACGGCGACTTCGTGGTGGTGGCCGATCTCCCCAAGAAGGTCCGCTGGGACCAGGACAGGCTGGCCACCGTGGCCGCCGAGATCCGGGCGTCCGGCGAGGATCCGGCCGAGTACGTCGCCACCGAATTGAAGGTCTCGGAGCGGGCCTACGGCGCCTGGCCGTCGTCGATCCGCGCCGCCTTCGAGCCCGCCCGCACCGTGAGCGTGGGCAAACCCTCCTACCAGATCCTCAAGAACCAGGAGAAGTAAGATGACCCCGACCGACAAGATCGCCGCCCTGCGCAAGCGCAGCTACTCCCTCGAAGCCCTCCCCGACATCATCCGCGTCCCCGCCCTGGGCACGCGGCGGGAGGAAGTCATCCGGCCCATCGAGCACGCCAGCCTCGACGACGTCTCCTTCGCCATCCTGGCGCTGGATGCCGAGACCGATGCCCTCTGTAGCCGCCTCAATGCCCTGCGCCGCCTGCACACCATGGCCCGCAAGGAGGGCGCCCTCGGGGCGGATCGCATCCTGGACGCCGTTCCGGCCGAGAAGGAGTCCAAGTGATGGCCATCTCCCTTGCATCCCTGAAGCGCGGCACGGCGTTGGCCGCGCCTCGCATCCTGATCCACGGCGTGGCCGGGGTGGGCAAGAGCACCTTCGCGGCCGGCGCCCCCGACCCCGTCTTCATCCTCACCGAGGATGGCCTCGGCACCCTGGACGTTCCCCACTTTCCGCTGGCCCGGAGCTTCGACGAGGTGATGGAGGCCCTGGCGGCCCTCTATACCGAGGACCACGCCTTCCGCACCGTGGTGATCGACAGCATCGACTGGCTGGAGCCGCTGATCTGGGCCCAAGCCTGCAAGGACAACGGCTGGAAGTCGATCGAGGATGCCGGCTACGGCAAGGGCTACGTCGCCGCGCTGGATCTCTGGCGCCAGTACCTGGACGGGCTCAACGCGCTGCGCAACGACAAGGGGCTCGCGGTCATCCAGATCGCCCATACCGAGATCAAGCGCTTCGACAGCCCGGAGCACGAGCCCTACGACCGCTACATCATCAAGCTGCACGGCCGCGCCGCCGCCCTGCTGCAGGAGCATTCCGACGCGGTGCTGTTCGCCAACTACCGGATCAGCACGGTCAAGTCCGAGGTCGGCTTCAACAAGAAGGTGACCCGGGCGCTCGGCTCCGGCGAGCGCGTCCTGCACACCGCCGAGCGCCCGGCCTTCCTGGCCAAGAACCGCTACGGCCTGCCCGACGTCCTGCCGCTCTCCTGGGACGCCTTCACCCAGGCCATGCCGATCCCCACCCCCAGCAACCCGTAATCAGGAAAGGAACCCGACCCATGGCACAATTCGGAGCCACCTTCGACGCCACCACCGTCGAGCCCAGCAAGCCCATCGAACTCCTGCCGCCCGGCCGCTACGTGGTGCAGATCGTCGCCAGCGAGATGCGCGCCACCAAGGACGGCCAGGGCCAGTACCTGTGGCTGGAACTGGACGTGCTGGAAGGCGAATTCCAGGGCCGCAAGCTGTTCGACCGCTTGAACCTCGTCAACAACAACCCGACCACGGTCGAGATCGCCCAGCGGACGCTGTCCGCCATCTGCCACGCTACCGGCCGCATGCAGGTCCAGGACAGCGAGGAGCTGCACCTGGCACCGATGACGGCGGACGTGCGGGTGCAGCAGTCGAAGACGGAAGGCTACGGCCCCGCCAACACGCTCCGCTACCTGCCGCTGGAACGGCCCGGCCAACCGCAGCCTTCCCCCACGACCCGCGCGAGCGGGGTTGGCGGGGCGGCCACGAGCGCGGGGAACCGCCCTTCCGCTCCGGCGGCCCGGCCAGCCGGCGCCACGCCACCCTGGCGGAAGACCGCGTGAGGAAACCGGGAAAGACGCCGCCGCCATCAGGTCGCCAAACATGAAGGGCGGCGGCGTCCCCGCCAGGACATCGGAGAGACATCCATGGACGACAACATCATGGAGGGAGCGCCCGAGGAGGGCAATCCCCGGCCCGCCGCCCTCTTGCCCGCCAACCGCGCCGACTGCCGCGCCCGGCTGGCCGGAGTGCGGGACGACATCGCCGCCATCAAGGCGCAGATCGCCGCCACCGACATCGCCCGCCAGAAGGACCGGGGCCGCATGGACCCGCGCTGGTTCCATCGCGCCAAGACGGCGCTCCGCCACAAGCAGCGCGAAGCCGAGCAGGTGACGGCCCACATGGCGAGCCTGCCCAGCCGCAAGGAAGCCTTCAAGGACCGCCTGATCGAGGTGGTCCGCGAGGACTATGACGACGCCGAATGGCGGGATGTTCTGGACGAGGCGCATCGCCGCCATGCGGAACGGGAGGATGCGTGATGGCCCTCCTTCCGCCTCCCTTGTCGCCCACCGTCGAGGCCATATATGCCGCCTACGAGGCCGACGGCGACGACGGCTTCCGCGACCACCTGGGCGCCTCCCTGATCGGCAAGGACTGCGAGCGGGCCCTCTGGTACGACTTCCGCTGGGCCACCCGCGCCCGCTTTCCCGGTCGCATCCTCAGGCTGTTCGAGACCGGGCAGTTGGAGGAGGCCCGCCTGGTCCGCAACCTCCGGCGCATCGGCGCCACGGTGCTGGACGTCGATCCCGACACCGGGCGGCAATGGCGCGTCGAGGCCTGCGGCGGCCATTTCGGCGGCTCGCTGGATGCCGTGGTCATCGGCCTCCTGGAGGCGCCCAAGACCTGGCACGTCCTGGAATTCAAGACCCATTCCGCCAAGTCCTTCGCCGAGCTGAGGCTGCAGGGCGTCCGACTGTCCAAGCCCCGGCACTTCGCCCAGATGCAGGTCTACATGCATCTCACCGGCCTGACCCGGGCGATGTACGTGGCTGTCTGCAAGGACACCGACGAGATCCATGTCGAGCGATTGCCCGCCGACCGCCAGGAAGCGGAAAGGCTGCTGGCGAAGGCTGGGCGGATCGTCTTCGCGCAGCATCAGCCGGCCCGCATCTCCGACGATCCAGCCTGGTGGCAGTGCCGGCTCTGCGAGCACCACGAGGCCTGCCACGAAGGCGCCGCTGCCGAGACCACCTGCCGCTCCTGCCTGCACAGCACCCCCGTGGAGGGCGGCTGGCACTGCGCCCGCTGGGACCGCTCCCTGTCGTCCGCCGACCAGCGCCGGGCCTGCGAGCGCCACCTCTTCATCCCCGATCTGGTGCCGGGCGTCGTGCTGGACGCCGGAGAGGACTGGGTCGAGTACGGCCTTCATGGCGGCAGCACCTGGATCAATGGAGCCCGCCCATGCTGACCCTCCGCCCTTACCAGCGTGCCGCCATCGACGGCATTTACGACTATTTCGGCCGCCGCTCGGGCCATCCCCTCGTGGTGATCCCCACCGCAGGGGGGAAGTCGCTCGTGCTTGCCGCCTTCGTCAAGGAGGTGCTGGAGCAGTGGCCCGACCAGCGCATCCTCATTGTCACCCATGTGCGCGAGCTGATCGCCCAGAACTTCGCCGAGCTGATGCGCCTCTGGCCCGACGCCCCGGCCGGGGTCTACTCGGCGGGACTGGGGCGGCGCGACATTGGCGCCCGCATCCTGTTCGCCGGCATCCAGTCGATCCACAAGCGGGCCTACGACGTCCAGCGCTGCGACCTGGTGCTGGTGGACGAGGCGCACCTGATCCCGCGGGCCTCCGACACCATGTACCGGCGCTTCCTGGACGATCTCGCCGTCATCAACCCCTACCTCAAGATCATCGGCCTCACCGCGACGCCCTACCGGCTGGACTCCGGGGCCCTCCACAAGGGCGAGGACGCCCTCCTTTCCGACATCGCCTACGAGGTCTCGGTACGCGAGCTGATCGACCAGGGGTACCTCTGCCCCCTCATCAGCAAGGCCGCCGCCACCCGTCTGGACGTCACCGGGGTCGGCAGCCGAGGTGGAGAGTTCATTCCCAGCCAGTTGCAGGCCGCCGTCGACAGGGACGACATCACGGCCGCCGCCGTCAGCGAGATGGTGGCCTACGGCGGGGACCGCCGCTCCTGGCTCGCCTTCTGCGCCGGGGTCGACCATGCCCGCCACGTCGCCGAGGCGATCCGAGCGCGCGGCTACACCTCGGCCACCATCTTCGGCGACACCCCCAAGACCGAGCGCGACCGGATCGTCGCCGCCTTCAAGAAGGGGGAAATCCGCTGCCTCGCCTCCATGGGAGTGCTGACCACCGGCTTCAATGCTCCCGCCGTCGACCTGATCGCCATGCTGCGGCCCACCAAGTCGGCGGGACTCTACGTGCAGATGGCCGGGCGCGGCACCCGGCTGGCGGAGGGCAAGGACAACTGCCTGGTCCTGGACTTCGCCGGCAATGTCGCCCGCCACGGTCCCATCGACGCGGTTACCCCTAAGGAGCCCGGCAAGGGCGAGGGGGAGGCCCCGGTCAAGGTCTGCCCAGACTGCGACAGCATCCTGGCGGCGGCGACCCGGGAATGTCCCGACTGCGGCCACCTGTTCCCGCCGCCGGAGATCAAGATCGAAGCCTCCGCCAGCACCCTGGAGATCCTGTCCTCGGGCCGGCCGCAATGGGTGGCGGTGACCGGTGTCGCCTACGACCTCCACGAAAAGCCCGGCAAGCCGCCCAGCCTCAGGGTCGACTACCGTTGCGGCCTGGTGCGCCACCGGGAATGGGTCTGCATCGAGCACACCGGCTACGCCCGCGAGAAGGCGGTCGCCTGGTGGCGGCGCCGCGCCCCCGGACAACCTGTCCCGGCCACCGTCGAGCAGGCCCTCCGACAGTCGGACGATCTCCTGGTCCCCGCCGAGATCGCCGTGCGGCCCAGCGGGCGGTTCACGGAGGTGGTCGATGCGAGGTTCCCATGATCTGCGCCGTCTGCCGCCGGGAAGGGCGCGGCTTCGGCTTCCATCCGGCCTTTATCCGCCGGCCGGGCCGTCCCAGCGCCGCCTGTTCCATGACCTGCCTTCACATCATCGCCGAAAGGAAGAGAGCCATGATCGATCCCACACCCAATGAGCAGGCCGCCATCCGCCACGGCGGAGACATGGGCGGCGAGGTGCTGGACAGCCTGGGCAGGACCGATCTCGCCCTGCTTACCGAAACCGAATGGCTCGCCTTCGTCGAGGCCATCGTCACCGGCTACTGCGACCGTCTTCGCGATCTGGCGGGCCGGGACCGGAGGAGCCTCAAGGGCATGGAGGCGAACATGCCCTTCTGAAGACCATCGCCATTCCGCCGGGAAGCCAGGACCTGACTCGTCCTTCCTTCCCGGCATGGGCCCCACCGCATCGCACCGAACCGGCACGACCCCCAGCAGCAGCGAGGCGCATGCGATGCGACACGACATCTCGAACAACGTCATCCGGCTTCCCCACGCCACCCGGGCGGAAGCGGACGAGACCGATCCTCCCTGGCATCCCATGGCGGAAATCTTCCCGATGATGGACGGGCCGGAACTCGACCGGCTGGCCGCCGACATCAAGGCCCACGGCCTGCGCGAGCCCGTGTGGGTCGACGGCCAGGGCCGCATCCTCGACGGCCGCAACCGGGCTCGCGCCTGCCGGCTTGCCGGCGTGCCGCTGGAAAGCAGGGTCTACGAGAACGACGACGCCCTCGCTTTCGTCGTCAGCCGGAACCTGCACCGCCGCCACCTGGGCGAGAGCCAGCGGGCCATGATCGCCGCCCGGCTGGCGAATATCCGTCGCGGTGATGTCGGCAGGGGGCGGGACAAGATAGATGGCTCAATTGAGCTACCCAAGGCAGCCAGCCTGTTGAATGTCGGCAATGCCTCGGTGAAAAGGGCACGGACGGTTGCCGACCATGGCGCTCCCGCCGTCGTTTCCGCGGTGGATAGTGGCCTGATCACGGTTGCCGACGCTGCCTCGGTGGCCGACCTCCCGCCCGCCGAGCAGGAAGCCCTGGTCGCCGAGGTGCGCTCGGGCAAGCACAAGACGCTCCGCCGCGCCGCCGTCGCCCGGCGCCGCGCGGCACGGGAAATGCCGCCCCCGGACCTGCCCGCCGATGCCCGTTGCCGCCTGTTCGTGGCCGATGTCGCCGGCATGGCGGATCGCCTGGCGCCCGGCAGCGTCGATTGCATCGTCACCGATCCGCCCTATCCGCGCCAGTTCCTGCCCGTCTACGCCGACCTGGCTCGCACCGCCGCCCACGTACTCAAGCCCGGCGGCTCCTGCCTGGTCATGGTCGGGCAGTCCTACCTGCCCGAGATCATCGCCGCCATGACGCCGCACCTCCGCTACCACTGGACGGTGGCCTACCTGACGCCCGGCGGCCAGGCGACGCAGCTCTGGGACCGCAAGGTCAACACCTTCTGGAAGCCGGTGCTGTGGTTCGTCAACGGGGACCATGCCGGCGACTGGGTCGGCGACGTGGTCCGCTCCTCCCCCAACGACAACGACAAGCGCTTCCACCACTGGGGGCAGTCTGAATCCGGCATGGCCGACCTGTTACGCCGATTCACCGCCGCCGGCCAGACGATCCTCGATCCCTTCCTGGGCGGCGGCACCACCGGCGTCGTGGCCCTCGACCTCGGCCGGATGTTCGTCGGCGCCGATATCGACGGAAAGGCGGTGGAGACCGCCCAGGCCCGTCTCGCCACCCTCGCCCGGGAGACGGCCCATGCCGGTTAGACAGGAACGAACCGGCTGGCGCGACCGCGCCCTGTCCGAGCGCCATCGCGGCTGGGGACGGGACTGCCCGGCCATCGACATCGACTTCCTGGAGTTCCACCGGGGCGAGCCGGTGGCGCTCATCGAGTGCAAGCACGAGTTCGCGCCGCCCTGGAACCTGGACGGCCGACCGGCCCGCGCCTTCATCCGGCTGGCCGAGCGGGCCGGGCTGCCCGCCTTCTACGTGGTGCGTGCCGACGACTTCTCCTGGTGGCAGGTGCAGGCCCTCAACGACATCGCGGCCGACTGGCTGGGCACCTCGTGGCTGAGCCTCACGGAAGCCGAGTTCATCTCGCTTCTCTATGCGCTTCGCGGCATCAACATGCCGCCCGACCTTGCTGGCGCCAACTTCTGCATGCGCCGGGAGGCCGGACGATGACCGGGTTCATGGCCCGTCACGGCGCCCGGCTGGTGGACCAGGGGTGGCCCGTCATCCCCATCTGGCCGGGCACCAAGAAGCCGGGGCGGTTCCACCGCGGCGAATGGCGCGACCAGCCCGGCTGGACCCGCCACTGCGACCGCCCGACCACCCTGCATGAGGTGGAGATCTGGGCCAAGTGGCCCGACTGCGCCATCGGCATCGCCTGCGGCGCCGTGGTCGGCATCGACATCGACGTGCTGGACGCCGACCTGGCCCACCGGCTGGAGCGCCTGGCCCGCGAAATGCTGGGCGACACGCCCCTGCTGCGCATCGGCAAGGCCCCCAAGCGGCTGCTGGTCTACCGGGCGGAGGTCCCGTTCTCCGGCCCCAAGCGGGCGCCGCTGGAGGTGCTGGCGCAGGGCCGGCAGTTCGTGGCCTTCGCCCTCCATCCCGATACCGGACGGCCCTACGACTGGCCGGAGGAAAGCCCCCTGTCCGTGTCCCTGGACCAGCTTCCCGCCGTCACCGGGGAAGGCGTCGCCGCCTGGCTGGAGGCGGCCCTGGCCCTGCTGCCGGACAGCCTGAAGCCCGCCGTCCTGCCCGCGTCGGCCGCCAAGGGCGCGCCCGCCCATGCGCTCGCCGGCACCTTTGATGCGATCCGGGAGGCGCTCGCCTTCCTCCCCAACGCCGATCTCGACTACGATTCCTGGGTGCGCATCGGCATGGCGTTGAAGGGGGCGCTGGGCGAGGACGGCGCCGATCTCTTCGCCGCCTGGTCGGCCCAATCCGCCAAGCACGTCCCCGAGACCACGGCAAAGTCCTGGGCCAGCTTCCGGCCCACCAGCATCGGCGCCGGCACCCTCTATCACCATGCCATGGAACGCGGCTGGAAGCCCGATCCCGCCCTGGTGCTGGACGGCAGTGCTCCCCGCGATCCCGTCCATCCCGCCGCCGGGCTGCTGGCCCGCGTCCAGACGCCGGGCGAAGCGGTTCCGGCCCAGCCAGCCGCCAGATTCGATCTCGCCATTCCCAGAGGTGTGCTGGGCGCCATGACCGACTACATGCTGGCCACCGCCCGCCGGCCCCAGCCGCTCCTCGCCCTGGCATCCAGTCTCTGCGCCCTGGGCGCGCTCATGGGCCGCAAGTACCGCACCGAGACCAATCTGCGCAGCAACCTCTATATCGTCGGCATCGCCGACAGCGGGTCCGGCAAGAACCACAGCCGCGAGATCGTCAACGAGCTGTTCGTCGAGGCCGGGCTCGGGGCCTATCTGGGCGGCAACAAGATCGCCTCGGGCGCCGGGCTATTGACCGCCATCCACCGCCAGCCCACCATCCTCTTCCAGATCGACGAGTTCGGCATGTTCCTGTCGGCCGCCGCCGACCGCAGGCGCAGCCCGCGCCACATCACCGAAATTCTCGACAACATGACCGAACTCTACACGGCGGCGGGCGGCATCTTCCTGGGCGCCGAATATGCCAACCGGGACGGCAAGAACGAGCGCCGCGACATCAACCAGCCCTGCCTCTGCATCTACGGCACCACCACGCCTCTGCACTTCTGGAACGCCCTGCAGTCGGCCAACGTGGTGGATGGATCGCTGGCCCGCTTCGTCATCGTCCAGACCGAGGACGACTATCCCGAGGAGAATGCCACCGCCGGCATTCGCCGTTCCCCAGCAACCCTCCTGGAGGGCCTGCGGCGGATCGCCCAAGGGGGTGGGCGGAAGCCGGCCGGCAACCTGGCCGGACAAACGGCGGGACCCGCCACCGGCGTCGATCCCATGACCGTGCCCATGGCCCCGGACGCTCGCAAGACCTTCGTGGCGCTGTCCAACGAGACCACGGCGCGGCTGCGCGAGGCGCGGGGAACGCCCTTCACCGCCATCCTGGCCCGGGTCGCCGAGAATGCGGCCAAGGTCGCCCTGGTGCGGGCCGTCGCTCTCGATCCCGCCTCGCCCGTCATCCGCCTCGACGATGCCGAATGGGCCATCGCCTTCGTGCGGCATTTCGCGGAGCGGACCATGGTCGAGGTGGAGAGGCACGTCGCCGACAACGAGGTCGAGCGCAGTCATAAGCGGGTGATGGAGGCGATCCGTGCCGGCGGCCCCGCCGGGATCACCAAGAACGACCTGATCCGCCGCACCCAGTTCCTCGACAAGCGCCAGCGCGACGAGATCATCGCCGCCCTGGTCGAGGCCGGAATGGTGGCCACCGCCATGAAGTCCACCGCGACAAAGCCTGCCCTGGCTTATCGCGCCGTGGATGGGAGGACGCCATGACGGCCGAATTCCTCAACGGGGGCAAATTCCTCAAGAGCAGCAAAATCAGCCCAAGTCATTGGAATACAAGGGTGGAAACCGAATTCCTCAAATTCCTCAATTCCTCACGCGGGGTGTATGCGCGGGGGCTGGGGAAGGGCCTCTCCCATACCCTGGTTGAGGAATTGAGGAATTTGAGGAATTTAATTTCACACATTGTTTATCAACGACTTAGCCCTGATCGCCCCAGCTTGAGGTTTCTTGAGGAATTTGAGGAATTCGCCCAACGAGCTGCTGGGCACCCTTTTTGCCGAACCGTACTCCCCATCGGGTTCGGGCGGAGGCTCCGTCCCTGCCAGGACGCGGCCCTCGCCCCGACCGCTCGAACCGCGAGGAGGTCTCCATGACCCTTTCCGATCCCGTCCGGGGCCAGAACCCCGGCGTCCTGCTCGCCCTCGACCTGGGCACCACCACCGGCTGGGCCTTGCGCCTGGGCGACGGCACCGTCGTCAGCGGGACGATGGCCTTCAAGTCCGGCCGCTACGAAGGCGGCGGCATGCGCTACCTGCGCTTCCGGAGTTGGCTGGAGGAACTGGCCCGCTCGGCCCCCGGCCTGGCCTCGGTATACTTCGAGGAGGTTCGCCGCCACGTGGGCACCGATGCCGCCCACGTCTACGGCGGCCTGCTGGGGCACCTGACGGCCTGGTGCGAGCAGCGGCGCCTGCCCTACCAGGGCGTCCCGGTCGCCACCATCAAGCGCCACGTCGCGAGCAAGGGCAACGCCGACAAGGCCGCCGTCATCGCCGCTGTGCGGGCCAGGGGCTTCGCTCCCGCCGACGACAACGAGGCCGACGCCATCGCCATCCTGCTCTGGGCCATGGAGACCCGGGGAGGCGTGCGATGAGGCGCTTCCCGAAAGGCTACGGCGGCACGCGCCGCGATCCCGAGCAGGTCAAGCAGGACGGCTGGCGGGAGCAGGGCGTCCTGGTGGTCGCCGTCTCCGACAACCGGCTCACCTGGCCCGAGCGGGAACTGGTCCGCCAGCTGGGCGCCAAGCTCTACGGGGCGCGGCCCCAGGGGGCGTCCCATGGCTGACATCCACTGGACGCCCAAGCTGGTGGCCATCTACCTGGAGGAGGCCGCCGATACGCTCCGCCGCCTGCCGCCCGTCAAGGTGCGGGGCTTCTTCAGCACCTGGCCGCCCATGGTCCGCGACTTCTGGGAAGCCTACGGATGGGAGGAGACCGAGGTCCGTCCCGGCCCGCCCACCGCCAGGGCCATCGACCAGATGGACGAGACCCTGCTGTGGCTGCGCTGGCTGGAGATCGAGGATGCCAGGCTGGTCTGGGAACGGGCCGGCGGGCGCCCCTGGAAGGTGATCGCCCACCGCTGGGGCATCGACCGCAGCACCGCCTGGCGGCGCTGGACCTATGCCCTGGTCACCATCGCCGCCAAACTCAACGCCCTGAAATTCCAGGAGAAGCCGTGCAACATTGTTGCAACATCCCGGCACGCAACATCCCGGCGGTTTCCTGGTAGGATCGGGCCATAGATCGGAAAAGGGCGAGCGGCCCCAGCCTCCCAGGACCAGGCCGCTCGCCCCACCCCGATCCAGACGGAAGGCGCGCGGGTCCTCCCTGGCACACAGCCTATGCTGGCGGCATCAGCCCGGAAGATCGCCACCGACAGCCCGAAAATCTGGGTTACCACCCGGTTACCAGTTACCACCCCTGAAGGCGCGCAAGGCCACGGCCGGCGCGCCTTTCGCCGTTCAGGAGGGTGGTAACCAGGGGGTGGTAACCGCCCCCCGACAGGTTACCAGTTACCACCAACCAAAACGCGGGTTACCACCCTTATGACCGCGCTGCCCTTCCTGGCCGACGCCATCGAGCGCCGGCCCATCGAGACCCTGCTGCCCTACGCCGCCAACGCCCGCCTCCATGACGAGGCGCAGGTGGCCCGGCTGGCCGCCAGCCTGATCGAATACGGCTGGCTGGTACCCTGCTTGGTGGACGACCAGGGCGTGCTGGTGGCGGGCCACGGCCGCCTGCTGGCCGCGAGGCACCTGGGCTTGGCCGAGGTGCCGGTGATCCAGGCCTCCCACCTGACCGACGCCCAGGCCCGCGCTTTCCGCATCGCCGACAACAAGCTGACCGAACTGGGCGGCTGGGACGACGGCCTGCTGGCGGCCGAACTGGCCCGCCTCCGCGAGGAGGACTACGACATCGGCCTGCTGGGCTTCGACGAGACGGAGATCGAGGACCTGCTGGCCGGGCTGGATGGCCCGGAGGGCGCGGCCGACGGCGATCCGGACACGGCGCCCGAGCCGCCCGCCGATCCCGTCACCCGGCCGGGCGACCTCTGGCAGCTGGGCACCCATCGCCTGCTCTGCGGCGATGCCACGGTGCTGGGCGACGTGGAAAAGGTGCTGGCCGGCAGCCTGGCCGACCTGTGCTTCTGCGATCCGCCCTACAACGTCGACTACGCGGGCGGGGCCGGCGCCAAGAAGGACCGCCGCATCCTCAACGACGCCCTGGGCGAGGGCTTCCGGCAATTCCTTTACGACGCCTCGGTCAACATCCTCGCCGTCACCAAGGGCGCCGTCTACATCTGCATGTCGTCCTCGGAACTGCACACCCTGCAGGGCGCCTTCCTGGAGGCCGGCGGGCACTGGTCGACCTTCGTGATCTGGGCCAAGAACGCCTTCACCCTGGGCCGCGCCGACTACCAGCGCCAGTACGAGCCCATCCTCTACGGCTGGAAGAAGGGCGCCGACCACTACTGGTGCGGGGCGCGCGACCAGGGCGACGTCTGGTTCGTGGACAAGCCGGTCAAGAACGACCTGCATCCCACCATGAAGCCGGTGGAACTGGTCGAGCGGGCACTGCGCAATTCGTCGAAGAGCCGCGACATCGTGCTCGATCCCTTCGGCGGCTCGGGCACCACCCTGATCGCCTGCGAGCGCGCCGGCCGCCAGGCCCGCTTGGTGGAACTCGACCCCCGCTATTGCGACGTGATCGTCCGTCGCTGGCAGGAGCAGAGCGGCGGCACCGCCACCCTGGAAGCAGACGGGCGGGGCTTCGCCGAGATCGCGGCCCTCAAGCCCGCCGCCTGACGGAGCCCCCCTTGCATGACCTGGCTCTACATCCCGCCCGCGGCGCTGGCGGAGGAGACCTTCTGCTCGGCCTCTCCCTCTGCTCCGGCGCCGGAGGGCTCGACCTTGGGCTGCACATCGCCGAGCCCGGATACCGGACTGTGGGTCATGTCGAGCGGGACGCCTTCGCGGCGGCCGTGCTCGTGGCCCGGATGGAAGAGGCGGCCCTGGCGGCTGCTCCTGTCTGGGACGACCTTGGAATCTTCGACGGCCGAGCGTGGCGTGGCGCGGTGGGCGTCCTATTGGCGGGCTACCCTTGTCAACCATTTAGCATCGCCGGCAAGCGGCGCGGCACATCCGACCCCCGCCACCTCTGGCCCCATGTCGCCCGCGTCATCGGCGAATGCCAGCCCCGATTTGTTTTCCTGGAGAACGTCCCCCACCATCTCCACCTCGGTTATCGCGAGGTCCGAGGCGAGCTGGAGGGCCTGGGTTACCGGGTTGCGGAAGGACTCTTCTCGGCTTCGGGCGTCGGCGCGCCCCACCGGCGCGAACGCCTGTTCGTGCTCGGCCTGGCCGACGCCCAGGTCCTGCTCGGGCCTGCGGTCCAGCGGCGCCAACCGGACGGAGATGTTGCGCCTCTGGCCGACGCCCCTGGCCTCGGACGGGGAGAAGCCGAGCGGCGGCAACCGCCGCACCGCCGACCTGACGGGCAGCGCGCGGCGCTGGGCCACGCCCTCGGCGCGGGACTGGCGGAGCGGCCGGGCCAGCCCGGAGACCCTGGCCCGCAACAGCCGCCCCCTGAACGAGCAGGTCGTGAACCTGCCTTCCCTCCCGCCCCCGGCGACGCCGAGGGCTGGCGGGAATACCTGCGCTGGAGACCGAACTCTGAACCCAGCCTTCGTCGAGGCCCTGATGGGCTGGCCGCCGGGCTGGACGGACCCCGAGCCCTCCGCTGGCGGGTCGACCGCCTCCGGCTCTGCGGCAACGGCGTGGTCCCGCTGGCTGCGGCGCATGCGTGGCGAACTCTCAAGGCTCGGCTGGGAGTCCCCTGAATGACCGCCCACGTGCTCAGCTTCTCCGGCGGCAAGGACTCGACCGCCCTCTACCTCCTCGCCATGGAACTGGCCGGGCGGCACGGGGGTTCGTTCCTGCCGGTCTTCGCCGACACCGGCAACGAGCATCCCGCCACCCTGGACTATGTCCGCGATCTGCCCGCCCGCACCGGCGGTCCCGCCATCCGCTGGGTCAAGGCCGACTTCGCCGAAGACATCGCGCGCAAGCGCGACTTCGTCGCCGGACGCTGGCCGGAGCACGGGGTGCCGGCGGATCGCATCGCCCGCGCCCTGGAGGTGCTGCGCCCCAGCGGGGTGCCCTTCCTGGACCTCTGCCTGTTGAAAGGGCGCTTCCCGTCCCGCCGCGCCCAGTTCTGTACCGGGGAGCTGAAGATCGCCCCGATCATGGAACAGGTCGTCATGCCGCTGCTCGACCAGGGAAGGCGGGTGCTGTCCTGGCAGGGCGTGCGGGCGAGTGAAAGTCCGGCCCGTGCCCGGCTGGCGAAGTTCGAGCATCGCGGAGACGGCTACTGGATCTGGCGTCCCCTGCTGCGCTGGACCGTGGAGGAGGTCTTCGCCCTGCACCGGCGCCACGGCATCGAGCCCAATCCCCTCTACCGGGCCGGCATGCACCGGGTCGGCTGCATGCCCTGCGTCAACTGCCGCAAGGACGAATTGCGCCAGATCGCGCGCCGCTTCCCCGAGCAGATCGAACGGATCACCGAATGGGAGGCCCTGGTCGCCCAGGCCAGCAAGCGGGGCGCCGCCACCTTCTTCCCGTCGCCCACCGCGAACGGACGAGGCCGGGTGCGGGGCGGCCCCGTAGGGCGCCATGTCGCCTGGGCGATGACCGGCCATGGAGGCCGGCAGCTCGACATGCTGCGGCTGTGCGAGGACGTGACCGCCTGCGCTTCCGCCTACGGACTCTGCGAATGAGACAGTCCCGCCGCATGTCGATGCTGGAGGCCGTTGCCAACGTGGCTGTCGGCTACGGCATCGCCGTCGCTACCCAGGCGGTCGTGTTTCCGCTCTTCGGGCTACAGGCCAGCCTGTCGGACAACCTGTTCATCGGCGGTGTGTTCACGGTGGTCAGCATTGCCAGAAGCTACTGCCTGCGGCGACTGTTCGAAGCGCTCCGGCGACCCAATCATGGAATGATCGAAGCGGGCCGAAAAACGCAATCAGATTAGCCACTTATCGAGTTGGCTTTGGCGAAAAACAGAGCGTTCATGGTGACCATCGGAAACGGAGGAAACGCCATGAAGACCGAAACGATCCTGCCCACCGCCAACGAGTCCTGGGGCTTCTGGGGCACCAGCCGCCACAACGGCTACGACCAGGACCTGACCTGGACGGCCACCAGCCGCTTCCTGGCCGCCACCTTCAAGCTGAGCCCGGAGAAGGTCCGCGACCTGCTCGACCACCGCTTCGGCCGGCACTTGGCCGACGACCTGAGCTTCATCCCCGGCGGGCCGGTGAGCGAGAAGGCCATCGCCACCCACCTGGAGGCCCGCTTCGCCCAGCCCGCCTGGAAGCGCTGGGTGCGGACCACGCTCCGGGAGATCGGCTCCGGGCTGGGAGACGCCGCATGACCGCCGAAACCGAGATCGAGCGCCTGCGGGCCGAGAACGCCGCCCTGCGCAAGGTCCTGCGGGAAATTGACGAGGCCGCCGCAGAGGTCGAGGCGACGGAAGGCCCGGCCGACGACCGGGCGCTCTGGACCGCCATCCTGGAGGCTCGCCGGCTGCTCTGCGCCGGTCATGAAACGATCCAACCGGCCATGAACACCGAAACGACCCTGCCCACCACCAACGCCGCCTGGGGTTTCTGGGGAGCCATCGCCCACCATGCCGATCCCGCCCAGGCTTGGCCGCTGGCCATGACGGCGATTGCCCAGGCCACCGGATGCCCGGACACGGCGGTGCGCGATTTCCTCGACGGCCGCCACGGGCGCCAGTTCGCCGACGACGTCGCCAACGGACAAGTCGACGGGCTTGCCCTCAAGCCCGCCATCGACGCGGCCACCAAGCGCTGGATGGACTGGACGATCAATCGCCGGACCAGCCGGGAGACCGGGATCCCGGAAGGGCTGCCCTACCTCACGGGCTTCGTCGCCCTCTACGAGATCATGGCCGACGCCGACTGAGGATGAGCCCTTCCTCCTGCCCCGGCCGGACATTCCCGGTACGGGGCTCGGGGCGGTAGAAGCGCCGCGACGGTCGCGACGCCCTGCCGAAAGGAAGATCCCCATGACCAAGCTTTCCGACACCCAGCTCGTGATCCTCTCCGCCGCCGCCGGCCGACCCAAGGGCCGCGTCCTGCCGCTGACCGTCGCCCTCAAGGGGGCCGCCGTCGGCAAGGTGGTCGACAGCCTGATCGCCAAGGGCCTGATCGCGGAGACGCCCGCCACCGCCAAGGACGCCCGCTGGCGCGACGCCAAGGAAGGGGCCGTGACGCTCCGCATCACCCGCGCCGGCATCAGGATCATCAACGCCGAGGCGGCGGACGAGGACGCCCCGGCGGCTGAATCCACGCCGCCCCGCGGCCGCGAGGGCAGCAAGCAGGCCCGCCTGATCGAGATGTTGAAGCGCCCCCAGGGCGCCTCCATCGCCGAGATCGTCGCCGAGTTCGGCTGGCAGGCGCATACGGTGCGCGGCGCCATCGCGGGTGCCCTGAAGAAGAAGCTCGGCCTCGCCGTCACCTCCGAGAAGGTGGACGGCAAGCGCGTTTACCGGATCGCCTGAGAACCGGAGGGACGGATGGACAGGATGCGTTATCCCGCCAGCACGCCGACCACCTACTCCGGGGCACGGGTCTTCGTCGAGAAGCACGGCGCCCAGGTCTGGGCGGAACTCCGCGCCCTCGTGCCGGCGGGGAAATGGTTCCGGGTGCGGGAGGCCGCCCAGCGGCTTCCCTGCCTGGAAGGCTACAGCAAGCCGGAGCTCTACCTGCGCACCGTGCTGAAGGCCCTGATCGCCGACCATGCGGAGCGGCCCGAATATTACGGCCACCAGCCGCCGATCACCGTCCGGGGCCGGCTGATGATCGAGGCCCGGATCGGCGGCGGGAATGACGCCCCGCCACCGCCGCCCGGCATGGACCGGCTGCGGAAGGTGCTGGCGCAGGTCGCCCTGGCCCTGCCGGTGGAGGTCGGCGAGGACCTCGCCGCCGCCCTGGCGGAGGTGGCCGCCGGGCCGGTACCGCAAACCTGGGCCGGGGACCTGGAGGCCGAGGTGCGCCGTATTCTCCGCCTGCGCGCCGCGGACTGATCCGATACCGCCCCGGCTGGGCTCTCTTGCCGGGGCGGGTGTCGCTCCAACACATTGGAAACAGGCCATCTTTCGACTTGATGTCCAGGCAGGAAAGAGCGTGCATGGGGTCGTCCAAAAGCCAAGGAGACGCCGCCATGACCGACCGCGACAGCACCCTCCGGGAGATCGCCAGCCGCATCCTCGACATCGAGACCCTGGAGACCCGCCGGAGCGACGGCCTCGACTTCCACGAGGTCGCGGTCTGGTCGGTCAAGCAGGCCCTGGAGGCCGCCTACGAGGCCGGCCGCACGGCCGGCGGAAAGACTGGACGATGAGCGCCCAGCCTCGCCTCCGGGTCCGCCCCTCCGCCGCCTTGCTGGCGCATCCCCTGTGGTCGGAGACCGACTTCGCCTACCTGCGCGGCCGGGGGTATTCCAACCAGGAGGTTCTGAAGTTCTGGAACCGGGACATCAAGTCCGGCGGCAAGGCGGTCCACTGGCATCCCGACGATCCGAAATACCTGTCTGCGCTCCGCCACGTCATCCGCCGCTGATCCAGCCGCTCCGTTCCCGAAAGGCTTTCCGTCCCCATGCTGTCCGTCCGCGCCTATGCGCGCCGCCGGGGCGTCAGCCACGTCGCCGTGCTGAAGGCGATCCAGGCCGGACGCATTCCCCAGGAGCCGGACGGCACCATCGACCCGGCCAAGGCCGACGCCGCCTGGGAAGCCCAGGGCGATCCGGCCAAGCGGTCGGGCGCGGCTTCTCCACCTCCGACACCGCCTCCCCAGGAGGCCCCTCCGCCGCCCTCCGGCATGTCCTTCGTCCAGGCGCGCACGGCCCACGAGATCGCCAAGGCCCAGCGCGCCCGCATCCAGGTGCAGCGCCTGAAGAGCGAGATGGTGGAGCGGGCCGGCGCCATGAGCCTGGTCTTCAAGCTGGCCCGCCAGGAGCGCGACGCCTGGATCAACTGGCCGGCCCGCGCCGCCGCCCTGATGGCCGCCGAACTGGGCGTGCCGCCCCACGCCCTGCAGAAGGTGCTGGAAACCCATGTCCGCGCCCATCTGGACGAGCTCGCCGACATCCGGCCCGACTTCCGCTGAGGGGATGAGCCTGGGCTTCGAGGGGGCCGAGACCATCCTCCAGGCCTGGCGGGATGGCCTGAGGCCCGATCCGCTGCTCACCGTCTCCGAATGGGCGGACAGGCACCGGGTGCTCAGCTCCCGCGCGGCGGCCGAGCCGGGCCGGTATAGGACCCAGCGCACCCCCTACATGCGCGACATCATGGACGCGCTCTCGCCCGGCAATCCGGCCCAGCGCATCGTTTTCATGAAGGGCGTGCAGGTGGGCGCCTCGGAGGGCGGCTTCAACTTCATCGGCTTCGTCATCCACCAGGCGCCCGGCCCCATGCTGGCGGTCCAGCCCACCGTGGAACTGGCCAAACGGGCGTCGCGCCAGCGCATCGATCCGCTGATCGAGGAATGCCCCAGTCTGCGCGACCGGGTCCGCCCGTCGCGGGCCAGGGATTCCGGCAACACGGTGCTGTCCAAGGACTTCGCGGGCGGCATCCTGGTGCTGACCGGCGCCAACTCGGCGGTGGGGCTGCGCTCCATCCCGGCCCGCTACCTGTTCCTCGACGAGGTGGACGCCTATCCCGCCTCCGCCGACGAGGAGGGCGATCCGGTGACCCTGGCCGAGGCCCGCTCGCTCACCTTCGCGCACCGGCGCAAGATCTTCCTGGTTTCCACCCCGACCATCAAGGGCCTGAGCCGGATCGAGCGGGAATACGAGGCCTCCGACCAGCGGCGCTTCTCCCTGCCCTGTCCCCACTGCGGTGAGTTCCAGTGGCTGAAGTTCGAGCGGCTGCGCTGGGACAAGGGCCGGCCGGAGACCGTCGCCTACCTCTGCGAGGCCTGCGAGCAGGGCATCGCCGAGCACCACAAGACCGCCATGCTGGAGGCGGGCGTCTGGCGGGCCACCGCCCCCTCGTCCGATCCGCTGACCGTGGGCTTCCACCTCTCGGCCCTCTATTCGCCCATCGGCTGGCTGTCCTGGGAACGCATCGCCCGCGCCTGGGAGGCGGCCCAGGGGTCGGATGAGGCCATCAAGGCGTTCAGGAACACCATCCTGGGCGAGACCTGGGCGGAGAGCGGCGAGGCGCCCGACTGGCAACGGCTCTATGACCGCCGCGACATCTGGCCCAACGGCGCCGTGCCGGCGGGCGGGCTGTTCCTCACCGCCGGGGCCGACGTGCAGAAGGACCGCATCGAGGTCGATGTCTGGGCCTGGGGCCGCGGCCTGGAAAGCTGGCTGGTGGACCACATCGTCATCGAGGGCGGTCCCGACAAGGCGGAGGCCTGGGCGGACCTGGAGAAGCTGCTGGGCCGCACCTGGCCCCATGTCGCGGGCGCCCATCTGGGCCTCGCGCGCCTCGCCGTCGATACCGGCTACGAGGCCGCCGCCGTCTATGCCTGGGCGCGGCGGGCGGGCTTCGGGCAGGTGGCGCCGGTCAAGGGCGTCGAGGGCTTCAACCGCTCGGCTCCGGTCTCGGGGCCCACCTTCGTGGACGCCACGGAGGGCGGCAAGAAGGTGAGGAAGGGCGCCCGGCTCTGGACGGTGGCCACTGCCACCTTCAAGTCGGAGACCTACCGCTACCTCCGCCTGGAAAGGCCCACCGACGAGGAACGCGAAGCCGGCGCCCGTTACCCGGCCGGAACGGTGCATCTGCCAGCCTGGGCCGATGCCGAATGGTGCAAGCAATTGGTGGCCGAGCAGCTGGTCACCGTGAAGACGAGACGCGGCTTTTCCAAGCTGGAATGGCAGAAGGTCCGCGAGCGCAACGAGGCCCTGGATTGCCGGGTCTATGCCCGTGCCGCCGCCTGGATCATCGGCGCCGACCGATGGGCGGAGACGAAGTGGCGGGACTTGGAAGCGCAGGTGGGCGGGAACGATCAGCCTTCAGCCGTCAGCGATCAGCTTTCTGTCAGCAAGGAAGAGGCTTCCCTGACCGCCGGCATCGTCCGTCGCCCGGTTCGCCGGGGCCGCAAGGTTTTCCAGTCCAGCTACCTGGGCTGATGGCCGTCGGGAGGCGCCACGCACTGGGCCAGTTGCTTGCGCAGGGACCGGTCGCGTTTCAGGTGCCATTCGCGGCTCATCGCCTCCTGCCGGGTCCCATGTCGCTCCGCGTAGAGCAAGGTCCAGGTGCGTCCCCGTGTCGAACGGGCCCCAGTCCCGGCATTGTGCCGGGCAAGGCGGCGCTCCAGATCGACGGTCCAGCCGACATAGGTCCGGATGCTCTTCTCGCCACGACAGCCGAGCACATAGACGAAGCAGGACATGGACCAACTTCCGACCCCAGGGACGCCTTGATCATAGCCTATCCGGCAAGTCGCCCCGGCATCAATCGCCCGCCCCTTCTTGATGGCTGATCGCTGAAAGCTGATAGCTGAGAGCTTCCTCATGACTTTGGACGACCTCAAGGCCGAGCGCGAGCGGGTGCTGGCCCGGCGCAATTCCCTGGTCAGCCGGGTGAGCGTCGGCGACCGCACGGTGCAGTACGACCTGGCCCAGGCGGACAAGGTGCTGGCCGATCTGGACCGGCGCATTGCCACCCTGGAGAAGCGCGGGCCCCGGCGGCGGGTTCTCGTCCATGCGGACAAGGGGCTGTGACCATGCTTGGTGGCCTTCGGCGCAAGGTGGGAGCCCTGATCGGTGGCTTCGAGGCGAGCCTCGGCAATCGCCGCCTCAAGGCCTTCCAGCCGTCGCGCGCCCATCTCAATACCCTGATCGCGGCGGCGGGCTCCGACATCACGGCCAGAGCGCGGTACCTGATCCGCAACAACGGCTACGCGGCCAACGCCATCGAAAGCTGGGCCGGCAACGTGGTCGGCGCCGGCATCAAGCCCTCGACCCTGATCCCGGATGCCGCCCTCAAGGCCGCGGTCCAGAGGCTCTGGCTGTCCTGGACAGACGAGTCCGACGCGGAAGGCTTCACCGACTTCTATGGCCAGCAGCGCCGGGCGGCCCGTGAGGTCTTCATCGCCGGCGAGGTGTTCTTCCGCTTCCGGCCGCGCCGGCCCGAGGACGGGCTCTCGGTGCCCCTGCAGTTGCAGATGATCCCCTCCGAGATGCTGCCGCTGACGCGGACGGTGATGCTGCCCTCGGGAAATGTGATCCGCCAGGGCATCGAGTTCGACCGGATCGGCCGGAGGGTGGCCTACCATTTCCTCCGCCGCCATCCGGGCGACGTGACGGATCCCGGTCTCGTCGGCGAAACGGTGCGCGTCCCGGCCTCCGAGATCGTCCACATCGTCGATCCGGTGGACGCCGGGCAACTGCGCGGCGTCTCCCGCTTCGCCCCGGCCATCGTCAAGCTGTTCCTGCTCGACCAGTACGACGACGCGGAGCTGGACCGCAAGAAGGTGGCGGCCATGTACGCCCTCTTCGTCACCACGCCCGCGCCCGGCGAGCCCTTCGACATGGCGGAGGAGACCGGGGCGGACGGCGAGCGGACCCTGGACGTCCAGCCCGGCCAGGTGGTGATGCTGGAGCCCGGCGAGGAGATCCAGACCTCGGCGCCGGCCGACGTGGGCGGCTCCTACGAGCCCTTCCAGTACCGGACGCTGTTGCAGGTCTCGGCGGCGCTGGGCGTTCCCTACGCCTACCTCAGCAACGACATGCTGAAGGCCAACTATTCGAATTCGCGCCTCGCCCTGCTGGAATTCCGCCGCCGGGTCGAGGCCTGGCAGCATTCGGTGCTGGTCTTCCAGATGTGCCGAGCCGTCTGGCGGCGCTGGATGGACGTGGCCGTGATGTCGGGGGCGCTGGATGGACGTGGCCGTGATGTCGGGGGCGCTGGTCCTCCCCGACTACGAGGCCCGCCGGGCCGACCATCTCGCCTGTTCCTGGCTGCCGCCCCGCTGGGAATGGGTCGATCCCCTCAAGGATGCGCGGGCCGAGATCGAGCAGATCGAGGCGGGCCTCAAGAGCCGGTCGCAAGCCATCGCCGAGCGCGGCTACGACGCCGAGCAGGTGGACGCCGAGATCGCCGCCGACAAGGCCCGCGAGCGGGCCCTCGGCCTGGTCTTCGGGAAGGCCCCGGCGGCAGCGGCGGAAGTGCCCGCCGACCCGCCCGAGGAACTGGCCCCCGTCGCGTAAGGACCATCATGACCGATTTGCCTCACTTCGCTTCCCGCCTGTTCGGGACTCCGCTGCTGGTCGCGCGCCCCAAGCTGGACGTGATCCTGGGCGTGCTCGGGCCCCGGCTGAGCGGCGGCGCCCTTGAGCCGCTGGACCTCGGCGCCGTCCCCGGCCGGGCGCCGGAGATCACGCCGGAGGGCATCGCCATCCTGCCGGTCACCGGCAGCCTGGTCAGCCGCTCCGGCTATCTGGCGGCGGCCAGCGGCCTCATGTCCTATGGGGAGATCGGTGACGCCATCGCGGCGGCGGCCGGCGATCCCCGCGTGCGCAGCATTATCCTCGACGTCGACTCCCCCGGCGGCGAGGTGGGCGGGCTGTTCGATCTGGCGGATCGCATCACCACCATCCGAAGTGAGTCCGGCAAGCCCCTCTGGGCGGTCGCCAACGAAGGAGCGCTCTCGGCCGCCTATGCCATCGCCTGTTGCGCCGACAGGATCCTGGTCACCCAGACCGGCGAGGTCGGGTCCATCGGCGTGGTCGCCGTCCATGTGGACGAAAGCGCCGCCGACGCCCGAGCCGGTCTCGCCTGGACCTTCGTCCATGCCGGGGAGAGGAAGGTGGACGGCAATCCCCACGCGCCGCTGTCGCCGCGCGCCCGCGCCGACATTCAGGCCGACGTGGACGCCCTGTACGAACGCTTCGTTTCCCTGGTCGCCCGCCAGCGCAATCTCTCGCCGGAAGCCGTCCGCGCCACCGAGGCCGGCGTCTTCCGGGGCGATCTCGCCGTCCAGGTCGGCCTCGCCGATGCGGTCGGCACCCTTCGCCAGGCCGTCGCCCAGTTGGCCGGCTCACTGTCCAGGCCATCCACCCGATCCCGTCCATCCCCCCGAAAGGAGGCTTCCATGTCCGATCCCGAACCGGTCGCCGAGGTGGCGATCCCGGCTCCCGGCCCCACCGCCCAGGAGACCGTCCCGCCGGTCGCCGCCGTCGATCCGGCGGCAGTCGAACAGCGGCTCCGCGCCGAATACGCCGAACTGGCCGCCGTCGCCGCCCAGGCCGGGCGCCTGGGCGTCAGGATCGACGCCGCCGAAGCCATGGCCAAGGGCATCAGGCCCGACGCCCTCAGGCGCTCCGTCCTGGAGGAACTGGCCGCCCGCCCCCGCCTGGCGCCAAGCCTGCCGCCGAAAGCCCCATCGTCCGTCGTGCCAAGGAAGCCGCGTCCAAGGCCTGATCCCGAAGGAGACAACCGATGCCCCCTCTCGTCGCTCCGCCCACCCTGGGCGATCTGCTCAAGTTCGAACTGAACGCCAGCTATTCCCGCGAGACCGTCGTCCTCAAGGCCGGCACCAGCTATCCCCTGGGCGCCGTGCTGGGCCGGATCGCGGCCTCCTCCAAGTACCGCCTGTCCCCCGCAGCCGAAGTTGTCGGCGACGAAGGCGCCGAGGTCGCCGCCGCCGTCCTGCTACGGGCGGTGGACGCCACCGGCGCCGACGCCATCGGCCTGGTGGCGGCACGCGGCCCCGTCATCGTCTCC